CATATCAAATTTCTGCTTTGTTGGTGAAAGTTCAGTCAGTTATTCGTAACCGATGATTACTCTTACTAACTTTGACTATCAGTTCCTGATAGTTAGTAATGAAATTAGGTATCCTAATTCATACTTGAGCGTTTATTAATTTTAGACGCTCTCGAATAAAAGAATCTAGTATAGATTCCTTCTCTTCTCCGTGATAAAATATCCGGAGTTCCGGAACATTATATAATATATGTTCTCGTAGCGGAATGTCAGTATTGACAATCCCTGATCCTGGAACAAGATATTCTTGCTCCATTAATTCAAAATATTTTTCGTCAGAGATCTTCTCTTTTCGAACAATATCAATCATACAACTTGAACTTAATTCAAGTTGTACGAACCAATCATTTCGTGCAATTTTTGCAGCGTCCTGAATGGTTTTAATAGACTTAACCGGTTTTATGATCGGCGTCAGTCTTGTAAACTGCTTGTCGGTTTCAACTTTAAGTTTAAACTTTTCAAGCTTATCCCAAATCTCCCAAAATCTCTTTTTGTTTGATTTGGTATTAAATTGTTTGATTGTATCATGTCTCATGATTTTATCAAACTTAAACCCTCGATCTAAAAGCTCGAGGAATTCTCGCATAGGGATGATTTTATCATCTCTAGCTTTTTCGATAAGTATATCGTTATCTTTAATATCGGGATACTTGTCTTTGAGCTCTTTGAAAGAAATTCCAGATAAATTTGGAAAATCTTCCATAAGATCTATAAAATCCTTTAAGAATGGTATATTACCAATCTGTGTTGGATTCTGAAATCCGGAGGATAAAATCCTCCGAACTTTATAATTATAGCTTGCATTACATGCTATAGTTGTTATCGCCCACCAGAAAATTTCTGGTAGATTTTCATAGTCCTTTTCCGTAGGAAGAATGACTAATCCTAATCCTCCCAGCACTACTGGGAGTTTTATAAAAGAAGTCATCTTTTTATGATGACTCCTTGGAATGAATGGTACAAATCTTTGCATCATTCGTTGTAAGGCTATTTTACAGATATGTAAATAATAGCCTTCTCTTGCATATTGAAAATGCGAAGCCAAAGACTTCGCCTTACCAATTGCAATATTACGGTCGTCTCGAGTTTCGAGGACCTTTGTAAAAGGTGATATTAATCTCACTTTTATACTATCGGCAAAAATGCTCTTATGAACATCTTTGTCGATATTTCGATATGGCATATTTAATACCATATCTTTAAAATATATCAATTTTTCAGTATATATAGTACCGATATTTGATATAGTTGTCTTCGACTGAGAGTGGACATAGCCCAGCTCGTTCGAAGCTTTTTCAAATGCTTGAAGAAATTTAATTTCTCCAAACATTAAATGATCGTCCCCTCCAATATGGAAGGCACGAGGTATGTCGTTATCGGTATAATACCGATAAAGAAAAAGATTATTATGTTTAGAAAACATATAATCTTCGAGTGCGAGTATTGATAATACAAGCACAATTTTTGAAAGGGGTTCTCCCATGAAGATTCCCTGTTTATTATAAAAGACTTCGTCTTCTATAATTACTTCTCTTGTATCTATGATACCAGACAAATATTCGAATCGATTATCTTTGATTATCAATTCATTTATAATTCCTT